TATTCCCTGATAACTATTCACCCGACAAAGATAAAGGTGAAACAGCTCGTTCTATGTGGATCAACGAGTGGTTAGAAGGTACGCGTGTAGGCTCAGATATTTATATTAGAATGAGACCTAGACCTATTCAGTATAACAAACTATCAAATCCATCGTATTGTCATCCTGGTATTGTAGGTTCGACTTATGCCACTAACTCGTATACGGCTGTTTCTATGATGGAGCGCACAAGGCCATATCAATACTTGTATGATATCTATATGGACAGACTCAATAAGATGTCTGCTAAAAACCAAGGTAGAATTCTAGAGTTAGACCTCAGCATGATTCCAGATGGTTGGGATATGGCTACTTGGATGCACTATTTGTCTTCTATGAATATTGCTGTCAAAGACAGTTTTAAAGAAGGTAAGGTAGGACCAGCCACAGGAAAGCTTGCGGGTAATCTAGGACACGCTGGACATAGTTATATTGACTTACAAAATTCACAATATATTCAGGAACATATTGGCATATTGCAGTTTATTAAAAGAGAAATGACTGAGATCATTGGTGTATCTGACCAACGTCTCGGACAAATCGATACAAGAGAAACTGTTGGTGGAGTTGAGCGTTCTGTAGCACAGTCTTCACATGTTACTGAATATTACTTTCACAAGCATGAAAATGTCCGTGAAAGAGTATTACAGATATTCCTTGAAACTTGTAAAAAAGTATTTAGAGGAAAAGAAAAGCTACTCCAGCATGTATTGGATGATGGTTCAGTAGAGATGTTTAAGATCGAAGGTAAGGGACTCGAAGCAGAGTTTGACGTACATATTCAATCTTCAGCTAAATCTGCAGAGCTTGACGCTACATACAGGGAGATGGCTAAGCTTGCATTCCAGTCCAATAAAGTTTCTCTCGATGTTTTAACCAAGCTTCTTACATCAGATTCTATGTCTGAGAAGAGACGCGTCATAGAAAACGCAGAGAGACAAGCACAAGCACAGCAAGAAAGGCAGATGGAAAGTCAACAGCAGATGGCACAACAACAAATGCAATCACAACAACAAGCTGTTGATAAAGAAATTGCTGCTAAAGAAAGAATGAACATTAGAGATAATGAAACCAAACTTGCTTTAAAACAAGATAATGTTTCAGAACTTGGTGATTTCTATGACAAGCTTGAAGAACAGAAGCGACAATTTGATGAAACTCTTAAACAAAAAGATAAGCATCACGCTGATAAACTGAAGCTTGAGGAAAAGAAAATGGCTATTACGCCTGAAAAGTAATCTGAAAATAAATCATAATTTTACACCATGGACGATAACTTAGACCTTGATATGAAATCATTGGTCGAAGATGGTGATTTTAATCCATCAGAGACACCTAGTGATCCGCCAGCAGAAACTTCTACGGAAGCTGCAGCGGAAGAGAGCGTAGCTACGGTGGCTCCTACAGAAAGTACTCAACCTCCTGAAGAGTCCTCTAAGGAAGCCCCCTCTAACGCTGCTTTATCCGCCTTTGCCAACCTTCTTGCCGATGAGGGGGTTGTTTCCTTGGACGAAAACAAAAAAATTGAATCAACAAATGATCTTGTAGATCTGATTCAAACAACTATTAAAGAGAATGAGTTAGCTCATCTCTCTGACGACCAGAAACAAGCACTCAAAGCTTTTGAAAATGGAATCCCAGTAGAGGAGTTTCTTAAATCTCAAAGCACGGTACAGACGATTGCAAACATTACAAATGAACAAATCGAATCTGACCCTAAGCTTCGAAGAAGTTTGATTAAAGATTCATACCTCGCTAAAGGATTTTCAGAAGATAAAGCTGACCGATTGACTCAAGATTCGTTTGATCTTGGGAGAGATGTGGAAGATGCGGTTGAAGCCAAAGATGATCAAGTCAAATTTCAGAAGCAGAGAATTGCGAACGAAATAGCCGACCAAGAAAAACAACAAGAAGCGGCTAAGAAGCAACAAGAAGCAGAACTGAAAAAGCTAAAAGACAAAGTTTACAAGGAAGAAGAAATCATCCCTGGCATTAGTTTTAATAAAAAAACTGCTGATAAGGTTTATGAATCTATGACTAAAGTTGTCGGTGAGGTTCAAGGACAGCCTGTTAATCAAATGATGAAAGATCGCATTGATAATCCTGTTGAGTTTGAACATAGACTTCATTATGTTTATACATTGACAAAGGGTTTCAAGGACTTCTCAAAGCTGGTTAAAACCAGTAAATCTAAAGCTGTCTCAGAATTTGAAGCCAAGCTTAACAACGGAGGCGAAACGTATCAAGCCCCATTATCTTTCAATTCAGGAACATCGATTCTTGACAAAATTATGGAAAACCCAAATATTAAATAATGAAAATTTCATTCCTACAAACAAATGACGCCAAAGCGTGGAGTGGTATTACTACCAAAAACCACCTCGGTGCCATTTATGAAAAGAAGCCTCAACTCGCTTCTAATATTATCTCTCGTATGCTTTTCCAAGCTTACGGAGCTACTCTTAACAACATGTTGGATCAAATCCCCGCGTTGTATCTTGAAACTGCTGACGACTTCACTTGGAAGCTTATCGGTTCTTCTGACCGTAACATTCCTTTGGTAGAAGCTCGTTATCAGGGTTCTCCTGTTGCTGCTACTGACACTGGTGTTGGTGCCAACGGTACTGAGTTCGAACTTGTATTTGGAGAAAAGTGGTTCTCTGATGTAAGTGTAATTGTTGGACACGACGATGCTTATCCCGTTCGTATCAAGCAAGAGCCTTATGCAGAAGGAACTAACTGGGTATATGTAGTTGAGCCTTACGGTGCAGACATTTTCGTTTCAGGTGTTCCTGGTGACGAGTTTGTTGCTGGTAAGAGATTCAGCCGTGAATACTCTCCAGTTGAGTCTACATTGTCTACTAAGGGTGCTAGCCCTGCGTTCACTACTCCTGTTGAGTTCAGATCTAACTTCTCACAGCAGAGATGGCAAGAAACTATTCCTGGCAACATGATCAGAGAAAGACTTGCTGGTGCTATGGTTTCAGTTGGAGACGACGGACAGAAGAACGAATTCAATGTTTGGACTGACTGGTTGGACTTCGAGTTCATGCGTCAAGTTGAGATGGACACATCCAGAATGCTTTACTACGGACGTTCTACAAGGGACGCCAATGGTAACTATACCTCTGTTGGTAAATCTGGACACGTTATCGAAGCTGGACCTGGTATTAGAGAGCAAATGGAAGTATCTGGTGTATCTCGTTATGGTAAGCTTACCACTGACTACCTCACCAACGTACTCCTCGAGCTTTCTGATAACAAGCTCCCAATGGACAACCGTCACTTTGTTATTCGTACAGGTGAAAGAGGTGCTGTACTTTTCCACAGAGCTATTCAAACTGAAGCTTCTGGATGGACTGCACTTCATGACATGGATGCTCAGCGTTCTGTTAGCTCCGTACTTCACTCTAACTCTAGAGAGTTCGGATTCCAGTACACTCAGTACTTGGCACCTAACAACATCAAAGTAACACTTGAAGTTGATCCATTCTATTCTGATCCTGTTCGCAATAAGCAGCTTGCACCTAACAACGGACACTTCCTTGGTGGTGTTGCAGAAGCTTATCGTATGGACATCATGGATATCGGAACCATTGATGGTGAGCCTAACTTGAGAAAGGTTTACTCTAAGAAAGACCCACGAGTATTTGGATATATTCCTGGACTTAGAGATCCTTACTCTCCTGAAGGTTCTATGGGTAATCCTAAGCTTATGGTTACTCCTAAGGATGGCTACGAAATCCATTGCATGGATACTTGTGCTGTGATGATGAAGGATCCTGGACGTTCTAGAACGCTCAAGCCTAAGTTCGCAGACTAAAACAAAGCATAGTTAAGGGGGAGACTATCTCCCCTTTAACTCCCTGTAAATATATATATTATGCCAACTCCAAAAAATAAAAAGAAAAACGATCCTCTTAAAAAGTTTAGAGACTTTAGAGAAAAAGAAAGACAAAACTATAGGAATAAATATCCTTCTAAAAGTGAGTATGAGATACAAACTATGATTAACGAAAATAAAAGAAAAGCGTTTGGGAAAGTTCTTGAAAAACGTAAAAAACCACCAACAACAGCTATGGATTCTGTTTCTACAATGCCTCGTAAAATGAAGGCAGAGACAATGAAGCAGATGAAAAAGAAAGATATGAAATATGGTGGTAGAAAGATGGAAAATGGTGGTGAAAGAAAACCAGCCATGAGAACTACTCCAACTATTCAATCAGAGTTTCAAAGGGTTAAAAATAAAACTAAGAGCGCGGTTAAGAAAGTTCTTAAAAAGACTCCGAAGGTTGTAAAAGAGGTTGCTGCATATGCTGTTAATCCAGTAGGTTATGCTGCAAGTAAAGTAATGAAGGGTAAAAAACTTGGTACGAAAACTAAGGTTAATCCTCCTAAAATGAAAAAGACTGTTAAGTCTTTGAAGATGAAAAAGAAGGTTACGCCTAGAATGGCTATGAAAAAAACCATTAAAAAGAAAACTAGATAATGGCAAAACGAAGTAAAAACCCAGCTTCTAATTCAGAAAACAGACGTCTAGCAAAATCTCAAATGAGAAAAACCGCTGCTAAGAAAAAGTCTAGTTCTACAGCTCCTTTGAAATTAAAAAAACCTGCTGTTAAAACGGTTGAAGATAAAAGGACAAAGTATGATAAAATGTCCTTTAGTAAAGCCTTTGCTGCAGGTCGTAAAGCTGCAAAAGCTGGAGGCGATAAAACTTTTTATTGGAGAGGTAAAAGATACGGCACTAAGTTAAAAAGTGAAGTAAAAGCAAAAGTACCTAAGAAAAAGGTTGATGTTACACCTAAGTCATCTACTCCAGAAATTAGAAGAAGACGAGCTCCTGGAAAAGATACTGGACCTGTAATAGTACCTAAGAAAAAAGATACTAAAGTGAATTCTTCTAAAACAACTTTTGCAAATAAGTCAACAAAATATGCTGGCCAAACAGGTAAAAGTTCTACTAAACCTGTGGTTAAATCTAAGCGTACTGATAAACCCGCAACGTCTAACATAGGGTTTAATAAAGGAAAATTTAGATCAGCAGTTCAACCTACTACTGGTACTCCAGGTATTTATAAAAAACCTAAAGCGACTACCCGTAAAAAACCTTATCATGCTAAAGCTAAGCCTGCTCAACCTGTAGCTAAGCCTAGAGCCGCAGTTAAACCTAAAGCTAAACCTTCAGCTAAGAAAAAGTCTTCGGGTTCTGCAATTGGAAGATTTGAAAGAAAATTGGTTAGAGGTATGAACAGAGGTATTAGAAAGGCAAAGCGTGCTGTAAAAAGAGCACTTAAATAAGATTA